ACTTCCGTAGGCGCGCTGGAGCGCTGCGCATGCCGGGCGTAAGCGCGCGGCCGCGCAGTCCGCGTGGATCTGAACAGACCAGCCTGGATCTGGACGTATCCGCAGGTCGGACGCCTGTTCCTGCGTCGAAGCGCAAACGTCGGAGCCTGTACGGACGCAGTCACCTGGCGCAGCGGCGCGCGCTTATCGCTGCAGCGCGCCTGTCCAGTCGGCCGACTCTGTGCCCGTTCTGCAGCCTGCCCATAGACCTGGAAGATGACGCGCAGATCCACGCTGACCACTTCCCACCACTAGCCACGGTGGGCGATGACGTCAGCCAGACGGTGCTGCGCCTGTCTCACGCTGCGTGCAACCTGGCGCCGGAGAATAAGCCGACTCAGCGGGCGGCGTCATCCGTTGCGGTGACTGGTGAATCAGTGTCGACGCTGCCAGTGGCGCAGGTGGGCGTCCCCTGGTCAGATCCAGTCTGGCGCGTGCCATGGCTGTCTGGCCTGCGCCGGATCCCAGCGGATGCCAGCGCGCCACGCTTCATGACGATTCCGCACCCGTCGGCCGTCGGTTCGTATCGCGCCAGGTTCGAACGCTGGTACGCAGCGCGCCATCCGCACGAACCGCTGCGCTGGTGGCAGCGCCTGGTGGCAGCTCGAGCGCTGGAGCATGACGCTGCTGGGCGTCTGTGCTGGCGCACCATCGTGGGCCCGCTGACGCCACGTCAGCAGGGGAAGTCCACTGTTCTGACGGAACTGATGGCGTGGCGCACGGAGCAGGTCGGACTGTTCGGTCCGCGCCCGCAGCACTGCGTCATCACGTCCTATAACGTCACGCAGGCGTCTGGTGTGCATGCCAGGTCCCGGGTGGCTGCGCTGGCCTGGCCGGATCTGTACCGCGTGGGCCTGTCCCGGGGCGCGGAAGTCATCGAAGAACGCGCCACGGGCGCCACGTATGCGGTGAAGGCGCTGCAGGCCACCTACGGATCCAGCCTGGTGGCAGCGTTTGTGGATGAAGCGTGGGCGATACCGCAGGCCCCGGTCAGTGAAGGCATAGTGCCGACGCTGCTACGCGCGGAATCTTCGCAACTGTTCCTGACGTCGACAGCGCATCGTCTATGCACGCCGCTGCTGCTGGACAGGCGCCAGGCAGCGATAGCCAGCCTGCAGCATCCGACTGACACGCTGGTGCTGGAGTGGTCAGCACCTGCTGACGCTGCGCTGGATGATCTGGACGCGCTGCGCGGCTGCTGGCCATGGCACACCGAAGCCACCATCGCTGCAGCCATGCAGGCGCTGACGGACGCGCTGACCGTAGAACTGGTCGACCCGAACGAACCTGATCCGGTGCAGTCCTGGCGCGAGCAGTACCGCAACCAGTTCCCAGAACGGGCCACGGTGCGCAGGCTGGGCGCTGAACTGGCCACGGATGAAGAACTGGCAGCGGCCACGGAACTGGCTGCCAGTGCGCACCTGAAGGACTCCAGCGCGATGCGCTTCGTGGCGATGGATGACTGCGCTGGCCGGGGCGCTTCCGTGGTCTGGGTGTATCCGACGTCCGGGGGTGGCTGGTGGCTGCACGCTGAACCGTTCGTCAGCTGGGAAGCGGCCAGGGACGCAGTGGCGGAAGCAGCGCGCAGCGCCGACGCAGACGGAACTGGTGGACCGTTCCGGCTGCTGGTGGATCCAGCGATAGCCGGGGCGCGTCTGTTTGCCACCGTTGGCCTGGCTGCTGAGTCGGTCAGCGCGTCAGCGCTGCGTCTAGGGATCCCAGCGACCATGCAGGCGTTCCAGGCGCGCAGGGTGGCGCTGAGCCCGCCGTCCGCTGAGTGGGTGTCGGTGGTGCTGGGTCAGGCCCGGGTCAGGGAAGCAGGCAGCGCGTCCGGATTCACCAGGGACACAGACACCAGCGTCCTGGTGCGTCCACTGGTCTGGGCGATGGGCGCAGCAGTCGCGCACGGAGCACTGGAAGGCTGACAGATGGCGAAGCAGACACGCAGGCTGGGCCCACCACCAGCACCAGAACCGGATCCGTCGGCGCATACGGACCGACCGCCACGGATGGGCGCCAGTAATGAGAATCCGAACCTAGGCAGCGTCGGCAACGGCGTCCCGGCTGGCTTCGGTGACGTCCATGCGGTCTATCCGGTCGGTGGCTGGCACTCCACTGCCTGGCAAGGCTGGCCAGTGGACTGGGCTACACCGTTCCTGTCGCCGATCACTGGCGGGCCTGGCGCCATCCTGCCTGCCAGCACCTGGAGCGGTGGTGCGCAGTGGCTGTCTTCAGTGGTCTGGGCCTGCGTGGATCTGAACAGCCGCGCGCTGGCGCAGATGCCGCCGCAGATCACCAGCACGGAAGTCATCGGCGGTCAGCGCGTCCAGGTCCCGGTCTGGGACAGGCTGCCAGCGTGGCTGACGAATCCGCACCCGACTGGGAACGTGTATCAGGCGTGGCCTGACTTCGTGCAGGCGCTGGTGGTGACGCTGTCCATCCACGGTGAAGCGTTCATCGTGGCGGATGCGTTGCTATCCAACGGATTCCCTGCGGCGTTCTTCGTGGCGAAGCCAGGCGCAGTGGAGATTATCGAAGATCCCGACCCAGATGGTGCTGGCTACGCCTACCGCTGGACATCGACACGCAAACTGATCCAGAACGTTCTGCACGTCAGGTATCTCACGGTCGCTGGCGATATCCACGGGCATGGCCCGCTGGAAGGCGTCACGCGGGCGCTGGAAGTGGTGCGCGCGCTGGAAGACTACGGCGCGAAGTTGGCAGTGAAGGGTGGCGTGCCATGGGCGGTGCTGAAGTCAGCAGTGAACCTAGGCGCTGGTGGTGCTGAACGCCTGCAGCAGCAGTGGATCCAGGCAGGGATGCGCCGTGATGGTGCTCCGGCGGTCCTGTCCGGTGATATAGACCTGGACGTACTGACGATTAACCCGCGTGATATGGCCATGCTGGATCTTCTGATCTTCTACGCGCAGCGCATCTGCGCTGGCTTCGGCGTGCCACCGTTTATGGTCGGTGTGTCCAGTCCAGAGGGCCTGACATATGCGAACGCTTCCAGTCTGTTTGACTTCCATTACCGCAGCACGCTGCGCGGACTGATAAGTAATGTCATGACTGCACTGTCAGGCTGGGCGCTGCCACGCGGGCAGAATGTCACGCTGGATCCCAGCGCCTATATCCAGCCGGACGTGCTGAGCCGCACGCAGGCTGCGCAGATGATGGCTGGTGCTGGTGCTCTGACGGTGAATGAGTGGCGCGCCAGGGAAGGACTGCCACCGCTGGCTGGTGGTGACCAGCCACTAGCCGCTGCGCAGCCGGATCCGTCGACGCCTTCGGCTGCTGAGTTGGAAGGGATGCTGGCATGACACCACCGACCAGGGTGCTGCTGCCCACTGATGATGACGTGCTGGAGCGGTCAGTAGCCAGCGATGACGTCAAGATCCAGCGTGATGGCATGGTGCGCGCGCTGATGGTTCCGTGGATGACACCTGCTGCTATCACGGAGTATCGAAGCGGCAGGGTGCTGGAGTATCAGGAACAGTTCGCCCGGGGCGCCTTCCAGCGCGCTGAGCGCTTCCCTAACCGCGTGCGGCTGGTCTGGACGCATGATGACACCTTCGCAAACGTGCTGGGCGTGGGCGTCGAAGTGGTGAATGATCCGGCTGGCGCGGTCGGGATCTTCCGTCCGTATCAGTCCATCGCTGAGAAGGTCAGGGACGCGCTGGATGGATCCGGCGTCAGCGTGTCATTCCAGGCGAAGGATGGAACCTATGGCACGGAGCGCAACGGCCAACTGGTGACGCGCAGGGATGTCCACCTGATCCACCTGGCGGCGGTCGACCAGCCTGCCTATCCAGACGCCAGGGTGCTGGCCATCAGGGAACAGCAGCAGGAAGCGGCGGAAGCGCTGCAGCGTCAGGCTGAGTCTGACCGGATGCTGGCGCAGACGCTGGCGATGCTGAAGGCATCCGGCCATGCCATCACGCCGGAGCAGGAAGCGTGGCTGGCTGAGCACCAGCCGGAATGACATCGGACAGCGCGCGCTGGCGTGCTGCAGTCCTGGAGCACTAGCGGACCCAGCACGCGCTGCCCGGGCGCACGCTGGGTCCGGTTCATTAGTTCCCCTGCTGGTCACTGTTCCGGCAGGACTCCAGTTCACCAGCGCGCAGATTGACCGTAGCGCTGCGCACCTGACCAGCGCTACGGTGCGCACCAGCGGGCACCACGCATCGCCAGCAGCGCCAGGACCGGGCACCACTGCCAACCTTCGGCAGCCACCCCCGTAGCGCTTCCGGCACGGACGCCACCCCCGGACATCTAGCCGCGCCATCCGGCCAGTGTTCAGGCATGGCGCGCCGAAGCGAAGGACGTAGCCATGCCGAACGCACTACTTGACCACTACTCAGGCCAGCGTGCTGACCTAGAGCGGCAGATCCAGGCCATTACTGACCTGGCATTCCAGCGCGAGGATAAGCAGCTCAGCGACCAGGACCGCGAAGGACTCAGCGTCCTGCAGGGCAAACTGGACCGGGTAACAGCCGACATCGAAGCAGTGTCGAAGCGGTCGGACCTGTCCCAGTCAGCGCGTGATGCGTTGCGCGCTAACGATATCCGCGCAAGCGAATCCGGACACGCCTACCGCAGCGTCGGTCAGGTGCTCTGGGACATCATGCACCGCAGCGACGATGCGCACGCAGGCCAGCGCTGGGACCAGTTCATGATGGCGAATCCTGAATGCGCCACGATGCAGCG